TGAAGCTGTTGGTGATGATGTCGGTGAAGCTGTTGTTGGTGAAGCTGTTGGTGATGATGTCGGCGAAGCTGTTGTTGGTGAAGCTGTTGGTGATGTTGTTGGTGAAGCTGTAGGACTAGTTGTTGGTGAAGCTGTGGGACTAGTTGTTGGAGAAGCAGTGGGACTAGTTGTTGGTGAAGCGGTGGGACTAGTTGTTGGTGAAGCTGTTGGTGAGGACGTTGGTGAAGCTGTAGGACTCGTTGTTGGTGAAGCGGTAGGACTAGTTGTTGGTGAATAAGTAGGACTACTTGTTGGTGAAGCTGTAGGACTACTTGTTGGCGAAGCGGTAGGACTACTTGTTGGCGAAGCGGTAGGACTACTTGTTGGCGAAGCGGTGGGAGAAATTGTAATTGTGCCTTCTAAACTATAATCATTTATTGTTGAGTCGGTATTTCCAAAAATCTTAAGATAATATGTTTGACCAGTAGATACACTAAAGGAAATATTTTCATCATTCGAGTATTCATTAGTTCTTGTCACTGTTAATTTTGTATTACTGGAATCATAAACTTCAATATTAAGATCACCTGAACTATATGTATGATTAACCTTAAAAACAGCAGTAGTATCAATTTCTGACACGAATTTAAAGTAGTCGACATCACCATAATATCCAATAGATAAACCACTTAAATTAATAGTTCCTGATCCTCTATCTTCACCAGATACTACAGACGAAGAAGAGAAATATTCACTAATATCAATAGAATCGACTGCGTTAGTATCGTTAGTATCAGTAATGTAACTGTAATCATGACTATAATCTACAAAAACAGTAAATGTGCCTGTGCTAGCATTAGTAACTTTTATAAAGTAAAATTCACCTTCAACTAATTGAGAGGAATAAGTAAAATATTCATTATCAGTTGTAGTTTGTCCTGATTGAATAGCAGTTGATGTATCATTTTGGTGGTATAAATATAAATCTTGGTCACTACTTGTAGTGTAATCACTTTTAAGATGTAATTTATGATAGACACTATTGGTTGCTTCTAAAGCAAACCATTCGTTATCATCACTAAATGTAATACTACTTCCAGCTTTAGAAGCTTCTCCATAAGTGAAACTTAGCTTTTGAGCAATGATACCATCTAAAGTATAATCAGTATTAGTTGTCGTAGTAGTATTGCCTTGAACTTTAATATAATAAACAGTTCCTGATGTAACACTAAAAATAATAGTCTCATTATCACTATTTTGATAAAATCGATTATTGTTTGTAATTTCGGTATCAGTGGCATCATGTGCTGAAATATTAAGATCTCCATTACTATAAGTATGTGTTACTCTAAATCTAGCAATACCATCATATTCTGGTATAATCTTAAAATAATCAACATCTCCATAATAACCAACGGACAATCCAGTTAAAGAAATCGAACCAGAAGCTCTTGTTGTTGAATTAGATGTGAAATATTCACTAATATCAATAGAATCGACTGCGTTAGTATCGTTAGTATCAGTAATGTAACTGTAATCATGACTATAATCTACAAAAACAGTAAATGTGCCTGTACTAGCATTAGTAACTTTTACAAAGTAAAATTCACCTTCAACTAGTTGAGAAGAATAGGTAAAATATTCATTATCAGTAGTTGTTTGTCCTGATTGAATAGCAGTTGATGTATCATTTTGGTGGTATAAATATAAATCTTGGTCACTACTAGTAGTGTAATCACTTTTAAGATGTAATTTATGATAGACACTATTGGTTGCTTCTAAAGCAAACCATTCGTTATCATCACTAAATGTAATACTACTTCCAGCTTTAGAAGCTTCTCCATAAGTGAAACTTAGCTTTTGAGCAATGATACCATCTAAAGTATAATCAGTATTAGTTGTCGTAGTAGTATTGCCTTGAACTTTAATATAATAAACAGTTCCTGATGTAACACTAAAAATAATAGTCTCATTATCACTATTTTGATAAAATCGATTATTGTTTGTAATTTCGGTATCAGTGGCATCATGTGCTGAAATATTAAGATCTCCATTACTATAAGTATGTGTTACTCTAAATCTAGCAATACCATCATATTCTGGTATAATCTTAAAATAATCAACATCTCCATAATAACCAACGGACAATCCAGTTAAAGAAATCGAACCAGAAGCTCTTGTTGTTGAATTAGATGTGAAATATTCACTAATATCAATAGAATCGACTGCGTTAGTATCGTTAGTATCAGTAATGTAACTGTAATCATGACTATAATCTACAAAAAGAGTATAATCACCTGTATCTGATGATGAATTACCCTTAACTCTTATATAATATACATTCGATTCAACTAATTGAGAAGAATAAGTAAAATATTCATTATCAGTAGTAGTTTGTCCAGTTTGAATAGCATTTGTTAAATCACTAGAATGAAATAATTCAACTTGTAAATCTTTACTAGAAGAATATGACGTTTTAAGATAAATTTTATGATAAACACTATGTTCAGCGGTAAATTTAAACCAGTCATTATCACCAGCAGTTATTGATCCACCTATAGATGCTTCTCCATATACAAATATAAGACTATCTGCGTCACCGTATACGTTATTTGGTTCAGTTTCAGTACTCATTTATAAAATATAATTAGAATTTATTTATTAAAAAATAATTATAAACTTAATTAAATATCTAACAATTATAATAATGATATATATGGGTTTGATTGCTATAATTTTAGGATTAATTTCTATCTTAATTACGATTATGTATATGAAATTTAATAATAAAGTTGTTAAACAATTAAAATATATTCGTAATAAATGTATTAATACTAAAAAAACAGAACAAGAAATAAAAATTATAAAATTATTTAATTCTCTTCAAAAACAATCTAAATTAAGTTTTGTTAAAATTAAAAATATAGTATTGGATTACCATAATAATCAAGAATTATTATTAGGAGAAGAGGAAGTAAATAATTTAGAGGAAGTAGGAGAAGTCGAGGAAGAAGGAGAAGTCGAGGAAGAAGATACTCGTGTCGTTCAAGAAAAATTTCATAATTTTTCAAATGATAAAACCTATAAAAATTCTAAATTCTTATATACTAGTAATAAATCAAGAGGCTATTCTAAAAATATTAATATCGAAGAAAATCTTAAAAAAATATTAGATATTAATAAAGTTAAAGAATTATCATCAATTTTAGGAAATTATAGAGGCTTATTTGATAGGACTCTTAATCGAATAAAAACAATCACTGAATCAGATACAGATACGGACTCAAAAAAAAAATTCAAAGGTTTATTATCTTATAAAAATAAACCATTAACTTGTTCAAAAAAAAATCTTAAAGATTTAGAAAATATTAAATTACCTTTTCAAAAATTACAATTTTGTCAACAACAAATTAATGGTAAAAAGTATTGTTTTAGAATTCCTAAAAAATCGCTATGTTCTAAAGGAAAAATTGTATATGATACTAAAAATTGCGATTTTTATTAGTATATAACTTTAGTTCATAGATTTAGTTCATAGCTTTGAAAATATTCTATATTAGATTTTTTTTTAATTTCTGTCTTATACTTTTTCATAGTTTTAGGTAGAAAGTAAACATAAAAATAATATACATTAAGTAAAAATAATATTGATAACAAAATAATTATATGTGATACCATTATATATTATAATAAGACTTTTATAATACATAGGTATTTAATTAGTCCACCAATTAGCTGTTAAATATGGTGGAGATTCATTTGAGTCTACACAAGGCATCGAAGATGGTCCTCTTGATAAATGTTTTCTCATTTCCGAATAGGATAAGTAGTAATCATAATATCTCATATTGGATAAGTAACCACTGAAACCTCTAAAGGCATTTACATAAATATCACCGTAATTTTGTCTAGGGAGTCCACTTAACTCTTTTTTCTTAATCAAATTACCATTGATATAAATATCTAAAGATTTTTGTTTAACACATACAAATACATTAAACCATTTTCTTAGAGGAATATTATCAACATCGACAAATTCTCCAACATCCTTGAATGTATTCATATATACCCTTAAAGAATTTTTTTTAGGATGTAACCACATACCCGGGGCTCTAAGTGGCCAACTTGATTCATTCCCTTTATGCATAATATGTTTCCATTGACCATATTTGTAAGACCAATCTTCAACATACATCCACATAACATATGAAAATTCCAATCCACCTTCTTCATTTTTTGATCTACCTAATGTTTTAGCGCCTTCTTTAGAAGGATCCTGTAATATAATCATTCTTTTTTGGGCATTTTTAGTCCCTTTTAAAATCCAAGGAGCAGAATTTTTGTAATCTTTATAGCCTTTTACCATTCTTTTCATGGCTTTTATTAAAACCATACAAAAAGCTACAGCCAATACGGCTTTGATTAACATACTCATAGTTGAGTTATCTTGAGTAAATCCAGTTAATCTACTTTTAACAGCGTCCATTATGTATATATATATTATATATATATATAATTTCTCAATAAAATAAAAATTAATAGATTAAATTTAATAAGTATCTAAATCCATTCCACCTTCTAATGTATTATCTCCTACTGATACGGAGGCTTGTAATTTTAAATCAACTTTAGGTGGTTCTATTTTGGCTAATTTATCATATATGGTAAATGATTGGTAACCTATTCTATATAGATAATATACTTCAGATGGAGAATATGCTCTATTTGTATATTTAAATTCTCCTAAATCTCCTTTAAATCCACCTCTATCAGTTATATGTAATCTTCCATTATTAGGTTTAGGGACACCATCAAACGTACAGCTTCTTGCTAATTTACCATTTAAAAATACATCTAAAGTTCTATTATGCATGACAATACATAAATGAATCCATCGCTGAACTGGAATATTTACAAGATCACAAGGAGTTTTTGTGTCAAAAGTCTTAATATTTTCAAAAGGACTCATACTAGGAGCTTGATTATGATCTTTAAATCCACATGATTCCCATTCTTTTTTAGGATCAGATGTATAACACCATGATGTAGAACGAGTTTTTCCTGGATTCCTACAATAGTTATGATCTCCAATATCATCTTCTGGAAATTTATGATTTGATACTGAATGTTTATGTGGATATTGTGCTGTCCAATATTGGCAATTTTTACCACTTACTGTTTTATTAACATTATTTTTTCTATCGTATGTATCAACTCTTATCATTAAATTATTATCCTTAGGATAAAACCAAATACCAGGGTTAACTGAAAATCCTTCTCTATCTCCTTTATGGAAAATATGCTTAGGTTTTCCATAATTGTAATCCCAATCTTCTACTTTTAACCAAAGTGAATACGAGTAATCAGAACCTAATTCAGACTTCTTAATAACTTTATTATCAAAAAATTGATAAGGTGGACTAACCACTATATTTCCAGATTTGTCTTTAGATTCTATACGATCACCTCTTCTAGGTTTCTTGATTAAAAATGGTTCATTTTTAGCTTTATTTTTAGCCCATTTAACCATATAAATAATACCCCCTATTACAATTAATCCTATAATAATACCCATTATTCCAGTGAAATGTTGATTATTTCTTATTTGCGCGAAATCGAATTTCATCAGTATATATATATTATAATAATATAATTATTACAATAATATAAATATTAATTTAATAAATTATTAAGTTATGTTGAACCACTAATAGTCCCGCCAACACTACCGATATTATCACCTAAATCTATTTCTCCACTTGCTCCTCCACTTATTCCAGTATCAGTATCTAATCCAGCGTCAAAACTTCCACCTATTGATTTTCCACCAACATTCGCATTAACGCTAATATTAATATCAAACGCGCCTTTATATTTATCAGCTAAACCAACAAGATCAGGCCATTGCCAAGGATCTGGTCCCCATTGATAAATATCATAAACTCTATTAGAATTTAACGCAGTATCGTAATATCTTAATTGTGTAAGAGCTCCACCAAATCCACCATCTTGTGTAGTCCAAATTTGTCCATTATTCTGTTTAATTTCCGATTCAATAGCGTGAGAAGCTCTTAGTTTGCCATCAATATAAACGTCAGTAGATTGTTCATTAACAACAACAGCTACATGAAACCATCTTTTTAGTGGAATATTATGAATATCATTGGACATAGTTTGATCTAACTCAACATTCTTATTTTCAGCAGCATTCATAGTTCCAGGTTCACCCTTAACATATGAAGCAAAACCCATTTCAGATGGATAAGGATCGCCTTTATTTTCGGCAGAGTATTGTTCTTTTACAAAACTTACATCTTGTAGTTCTTTATTATCATCAGGATCAGGTTTTGCTGCGGTACAATTTGGACCACACATTATTTTGGAATCATCATTGTATGGAGTTCCATTAGGATGATATGTAACTGCTGAAAACCCTTGACATAAAACATCTTTATCACATTGTTTTTTAACATCATCTAAAGTAATAATTCCAGTATTTCCTAATGATTTAGAATATTTTTCCTTATAATTTTTATTAGACTTAAATCCTTTATTAGTATCATTTTCACCTTGTGACATTAAATATCCCATTGTTGATTGATAGGCTTTAAATTCTTTAGTTTCATAATTATGTGGTTTTGCTTTACGGTCAAATCTAATTACTAATCTATTTTTTTTAGGATGCAACCAAATACCAGGCTGGACAGCATATGCGTCTTTATCTCCTTTATGGACAACATGCTTCCATTGACCATATTTATAATCCCAATCATCAACATACATCCAAAGGGTCATAGAATATGCCATACCAGAACGAGGAAGAGGCACTAACTTATTACTAAAAACACCAGATTTTTTACCATTTTGAGGTTTTCTAACAAAAATAGGCTCAAGTTCTTGCTGTTTCCTGAGTTTACTATAAAATACCCATAAAAGATAAAACACTAAAGCAATTATAGCTAAAACTATTATTAATTTTACAGTCGGATTTTTTAAAACGGAATCCATCTTCTTATATATATAATATATATATAAAAAAATACTTCTCAAATCCTATAATTTTGAACATAAATGGCAAATATTTAAATTTGGAAATTTCATTAAATGATTATCATTATTTGGACCTCTACTATATATAGTGTATATGTCTTGATGTGTAATTGATTTCGGAAATATTCTAAATTGAGAAATCATACCATCGAACCCACCATTTTGAGTAATATATAAATCTCCTTTATTAAACTTAGGAATATTTTCCAATGGACAACTTTTATATAATAAACCATTCATATATACATTAATAGTTGTTTCGTGAATGTTAATAGTCAAATGAAACCATTGTTTTAAGGGAATATTATTGATAGAACATATATCATCATCTTCTAATAGATGTATATTTTTTTCCAGATTCATTGTTGATAAATTACATGATCCAAAATCTCCTATATTTTTCGAATAACTATTTTCATCGGTTTTAGTAACACAGTAGCCTGTTTTTGAATATTTATCAATAGTTGTTTCACAATTTTGAATTTCTATAGTATTTGGAATATGAGATATATTTGTTATACCTAGATTTTTTAATTCGTTAGTTATTTTTTTAGGTTTACTTATACCCATTTTTTCCCAATTCCATTTATAGGGGAAAATACATTTTTCTCCACTATCTACTTTACCTATTTTACCGTCAGTATATCTTTGTTCATTATCCTTATTATTAAATTTAATAGAAATATCATTATTCGATGGATTAATCCAAACTCCTGGACAAGTTTTAAAAGCATCTTTATCACCTATATGGAAAATATGTTTAGGTTTTCCTCTTTTATAATTCCAATCATTAACATAAATCCATAAAGAATAAGTAAATTCATAGCCATTAATATTTGGTGAAATTAATTGTTTAGGTATAGTGTAAGGTTTTTTGGCATAAATAGGTTTGGATTTTACCATATATTTATTAATATTATATTGAAATTTTAGATATATCTTTATTATTAATAGTAATAGAGATATGGAGCAAATTACTAAAATAATTGTCAAAAAATTTTTATTTTGTGTTATTTTTTTAAAATACATTGTATATAATATACTTTAGAAATTTAATTATTTTTAAAATATTAGTCAGTTCCAACGTCAACATCTAATTTAACATTAAATTTAACACTTCCAGCTAATTTTTTAAAATAACCTATTAAATTAGGAATTGGATTACGATTTATTGGTCCATCTCTATAAAGATATTGAATAAGGTTTTTCTTAATTGGAATATTATAGTATCTAAATCTTGATATATGTCCGCTGAATCCACCTTTGTTCCCTCCCGGTGTTACGTATAAATCTTTAGTATAATCAAATCTGGGCACACTAGATAGTTTTTTTGAATGATATAATTTACCATTCATCCATAAATCAACATATCTATTTTCTAATATAACACAACAGTGAATCCATTTTTGTATTGGAACAGATTTAAATTGAATTTTTTCAGAAGAATTAGTTCTATTATCTATAGGTATTTGGATATTTAAATCATTACTTTTTTTAGATAACCATATATAGGCATTTTCTTCCCAACTAATTATTTTTTTAGGAGCCAAGTATAAATAGTCCCAATTATCTATATAAATCCAAAAACTTAAACTCCATGAAATACCCTCATTTTTAGATGGTATCAATGTTTTAGATGAAACCACTAATTGTTTTTTAGCATTTCTGGGATAATCAAAAATAAATTTAACATTTCTCCAAATAAATTTTTGCGTAAATCTAATTATCAAAACAATGCCAATAAAAACTAAAATATATAATACAGTTTTATTCATTATTAATATAGAATAATATTAAATTTTTATTCTATAATTAATTAATTTAACTTATAATTTTTGAATTCTTTATATGAAATATTTCTATTTCTATTAGAATCCATCTTATTAAAAGATTTATTTATCGTATTTTCTCTATTAAGTGATTGCTTACGTTTCATATTTGCCAGTTTTTTCATTATAGCATCTTTTTTTTGCTTGGCATTTTTCAAAGCACGTGTAGCTTTACCTAATTCATCTTCTTTTTTCTTAATTAGTTTACTATTTCCTTTAGGTATTTTGGATAATGGTCCACAACTTCCAGAACCTGTTTTTCCATCAGAATCTTTATCATCAATTCCTATAGCCTTTTTAATAGGATTTAAAACTTTTTTAGCAACTCTTTTAAGTTTGGATTCTCTATGAGGACCCAATACATGTAAATTATTCATTTCTGATGGATTAAGTGCTTTAGGTGAATAAGATATAGAGGATATTTGACCATCAAAACCACTCCAGTTATTAACTATCATATTGCCATTATTTAATACAGGCAAACCATATAGGTTTTCAGATCTTTTTATTTTACCATCAACATATAGGTCAATAGTATTTGTTTGGACAATAATACCTATTTGTGTCCATTTTCTTAAATTAATATCTTTAATGGTATATAAATTATTTTTTTTAGTACCCCTCATTCTTGTAGTTATTTGAATTCTTAAATCATTTTGATTAGGTTTTATCCATACTCCTGGATTTGAAAAATGTGTTGAATTATCTACACCTTTATGTAGAACATGTTTCCAACTACCTTTCCTGTATTTCCAACTATTAATATATATCCAAAAAGTTAAACTCAAATCGTATCCATTAGATGCTTGTGGTAGTTTAATTCCTGGTATAATCATTTTTTTTGTGGCGTTTTTTCCTTTTGAAATAAAAACTGGATTTAATCGATTAGTTCTCTGAATTTGTCTATACCAATAAACAAAAAAAAACAAAAAAATTAATAAAATGGCAATAATTCCAAAAATTAAAGTTTTATTTTTACGATTATCCATACTACCTAAATTCATCATCCCACTTATTTTGTTTGATGGTAAAAAATTAGAAATTTTACTTATCATTTAATATAATGTAAGAAAATTCTTAAGAGAACTTAAATATCAAATATTTAAGAGTATTAATTGTGAATTAAAATATTTTTTTATTGTAGATGAAAATACCTAAAATAATTCACCAAATCTGGTGGCAAGGCAAAGAAAATTTACCAAACAGATATAAATTTTTAAGAAAATCTTGGCTCGAGAATCATAAATCCTGGTCATTTATAATTTGGAGTAAAAGTTCATTTGAAAAGTTATTAGATACTATAGGAAATACATATTTTAACTCTATTTATAATAGTTTACCTATTATGATACAAAAAATAGATTTTGCTAAATATGTTATTTTAAATTACCAGGGTGGATGTTATGTTGATATGGATACTATATCAGAGAAACCCTTAGATAACCTAATTAGTAATTGTAATTGTGAACTTATATTGTCTCAATTAGATATATATAAATGGATTAATTTTAAATTAGTAAATAATGGGATAATATTTTCTACTAAAAATCATCCATTTTATAAGTATTTATTTCATGAAATTTATATTAATAAGGATAAACAGTGGTATCAAAATGATGATTGGTACATTATGGATTCGACAGGTCCAATTGCTTTTTCAAGAGCAATTTTAAATTATTCCAAAAGTGAAAAAATTTTAAATTTAGTATTATTAGAAGATAGTTATTTAGAATCTTGTAAAATGAGTGATTTCGGCGAATGTATAAGTAAGGGTAAATATATTACACACATTCATGATTGTTCTTGGGGTAGTAAGACTTTAAAATATCATTTTAAAATATTAAAATTTTATAAAAATAATATCTCATTTATTAAATTAATAGTATTTATTGTTGTTTTATTAATTCTTTATTTATTCGTTGTAAAAAAAAATATTTCAATATAATATATAAAGAAATGTCTGCTTTAAAAACAGTTAGTAATAAATTAAGAAATTTTGGAAGAAATTTAGTTGGTAATAGAGTATTTGATTTATACCTTAAATATAATGGAATTAAATTACTCACAACTGCTACTTTAGTTCCTGTTGCTCTAATTATGGGTAGAGATGCTTTTGAAAATTACGTAATGGACCAAACAAGTCAAGAAGGTGGAATGATCCCAGCTGACCTTCCAGTAATTGATGATCCTCTTGTAGGGACTTATTTAAAATTGGCTGGATTAACTTCAGTTTCTGCCTTAACCCCGCAAACTTTAGTGCCTCTTGGAGTTGCTATGTTATTGTTTGATGTATACGAAAGATCTCAAACTGGTGGCCAACGCGGTGGTGCTGAATTAATGAAATATGTTAAAAGTATCTGGGGAAATAGAGTCTTAGATTTATTTGTAAAATACCAAGGACTTAAAGTTCTTACCTCCGCTACATTAGTTCCTTTTGCGTTATTAATGGGTAGAGACGCTTTAGAAGATGTATTAAGTGGTGATCAAGCAGGTGGATCACCCATACCTGACGACTTACCCATATTAGATGATCCTCTTGTAGGTAACTATCTTAAACTTGCTGGTGTAAGTACATTGGCACTAAGCGCAGAAACACTTTTACCAGTTGGTTTAGTAGCTGTTTTATATCATCTTTATTTTGAAGAATAAATATTAGAATATATATAGAATTATAATTTATATATACATTCTAAAAAATGAATTTAATGTAGTATCCAATTGAGAATATTATAATTATAAGGAAGAAAAGCAATATGTAAATAATATATTTTTGAGACCTATTTTTATTTTTATAATAAGTTAGTGATTCATTTGGATTACTATATATTTTTTCTATATTAGTAATAAAATCTTTATATGACATTTCATCCTTATTATTAATTTTATTAACACTATTATGAACATCTACTAGCCATTTTGATATGGATTCTTTATTTTGTAAATGAAAATTTAAAGGTAAAGAATTAAGATGACTTTTATAATTTTTTTGACATTTAGAACATGGTAATACTTCGCCTAAAATATGAAAAAAATCACTATATTTTTTTTTTTGTATTAATGTGGGATTATCTGGATAATTTAAAGTAATTGAATGTAAAAATAGCCAAGCACCTGGTCCCCAAATATTCGGTTCCATATTAAAATATATATATAAAAAAAATTTAGGATTATATTTATTTCCAAAATATAAACACTTAAATGTTTATTTAAATGATATATGTATGTCATCAGCTATTTCTATTTTTGATAGTAAGAACAAAAAATCGAAATATAAACATAATGTAATTTATTGTGGTAATTGTGGTGAAAAAAATCATATATTTAAACATTGTACTCAGCCAATAATAAGTTTAGGAGTAGTTTTATTTAAATATAATAGAACAAATAATGAAATTAAATATTTACTAATTAGAAGGAAGGATTCTATAGGTTATGTTGAATTCATAAGAGGTAAATATGTATCCAGTGATATCAAATATATAAAAAAAATAATATCTGATATGAGTCAATTAGAATTATCTAAATTACTAAATAATGATTTTGAAAAATTATGGAAAGATCTTTGGATGGATGGTAATAAAAATAATAACAGTTTCAGAAGAGATTTCAATAAAGCAATTGACAAATTCAATAAAATTAAAGGGGGATATATCTTGAATAATACAGAGATTATACTTGAAAAATTAATTTTAGAAAATTCATCTCAATGGGAGGAAACTGAATGGGGTTTACCTAAAGGACGTAGAAATATAAGAGAAAATGATATTCAAGCAGCGGAGAGAGAATTTAAAGAAGAGACATCAATAGATTCAAGTGATTATATTATATATAAAAATAATAAATCTTTTGAAGAAGAATATATAGGTTCAAATAATGTTAAATATAAACATATTTATTATTTGGCAAAATATCTGGGAAATAAAAATATAACAATTGATAAGAACAATTTAGATCAGATAAAAGAAATTAGTGATATAAATTTTTTTACATTATTAGAATGTGAACAAAAAATCAGACCATATTATAGTGAGAAAATTAATACATTAAAACAAGTGGAAAAATATATAAGAGAAAATAGTATTTATAATATAAATTCTATGTTATTCCAAAATAAATATAATAGATGTTTATCAAAAAGTATATAGAGAAAAAAAAAAAAGCTTTTTTTCTTCATATATTATAATATTATGTCAGTAAGGAAAAAGAAAGTAATATTGGTTAAGAAAATAAAAAGAAAAGATTTAGTTGTAGAAAATAATACAATAATATCTGATTTAATAAAAAAAAAATGGGAGGAAGAAAAATATAGAAATGGAGGCAAGTCTATAAATAAGACTGATCAAATAATTTATAAAATTAGTGTTTTAATACAATTACTAAAGGATAATAAAAAAAAAATAAAGATATCAAAAAGTATTACAGGAAGAAGAAAATTAGAAATTAAACAAGATGTTATTAAAAGATATTTAGAAGAATATACTATTTATGCGGAAGATCAGGAGATATTACAGAATGAACAGACTGATTTTAATTATTATCCAGAAATAAATGATGAGAATTTTAGTTATAAAATAGCATTAAAAAAAGAGTTTTGGAAAAATAAAATTCCTTTAGTAGATTTACAATATTTGGAAGGTAATAATTCTTTTAAATTATTCCCACATCAAAAATTTGTAAAAAATTTTATATCAGAAAACACACCTTATAGTGGTGTTTTATTATGGCATGGCGTAGGTGTTGGAAAATCTTGCGCAGCTATATCTATTGCTGAAAATTTTAGAGATTTTATGTATTATAATGATAAAAAAATTTTAGTCTTAACCCCTTCTAATACATTAATTGATAATTGGAGAGATGAAATTTTTAATTTAGATAAAGAATTAAATAAAACTGATTTAGTAAATGTTCAATGTACAGGTTCTAAATATTTAAATGAGTTTAAAGATTTTCAACAAAAAGATGCGGTTCAGAAAGCAAGATTGGTAAAATCAACTATTAACAAATATTATGAATTTATGGGATATCAAAAATTATATAATAGTATTGATAGAGACTTACAAAATCAAAATAAATTTAAAAGAGCAGGTATAAGAGAAATTGATAGGATAAATTATATTAAAAATAGATTTTCAAATAGGGTAATTATTATGGACGAGGTTCATGTTACAAGAGAAGGTGGATCAACTAAAGAGGATAAGAAAATTCGTCCTTATTTAGAAATGATAGCAAGATACACCGAGAATACAAAAATAATTTTATTAACCGCTACACCTATGTATAATATTAGCAAGGAAATAATTTGGCTATTAAATTTATTATTGTGGAATGATAAATTAGCTCCTTTGGAAGAACATGAAATTTTCGATAAAGATGGGGTCAAATTAATGGATTATGACGATGACAATAAATTACATTGGAATGACAAGGATAGTAAATATGCTCCAATAAATTGGATAAAAAAAAAATCCGATAGAGATATAATATATAATAATATTACCACAGGTGAAGAACAATCAGAAATACCAATAAAAGGAAGAGGAAATATGGCACTAAGTATGCTAACCAGAAAAGCCAGGGGATATATATCTTATTTAAGAGGAGAAGATCCATTTAGATTTCCATTTAAATTATATCCTACAAAAAATACATATACTCCACAACCTACTCTCGAATTAAAAAAAAATAAATGGGTTGAATTAGATAAAAAAAAACAAATTCCAAATAAATCATTGATATTTTATAATAATAAATTAAGTGATTGGCAATATGGTCATCTTATTAAGTTTTTAGAAATTTCCGAGTCGGATATTGGTAAATCAGGTCAAATGTCTTCGTTTAAATTTAATCAAAATGCGATACAGGGATCTAATATTATATTTCCAGATTCAGTTGGGGATTTGGGTAAAATCGGCGAACAAGGATGGGATAGTTGCTTTTTAAAAAAAACAATTAATAGAGAGGGTGAACCTCCTAATATCAAATATTCATATAAAACACACGCCGAAAATATAAACAGTACAAATAAATCCTTTTTACATTTAGATAATATAGGTAAGTATTCTAAAAAATTTGAGAATATAATAAAATCCATACAATCATGCGAAGGAATAGTTTTTATATTTTCCCAATATATTGCACATGGTATAAAATCCCTAGCAATTGCTTTAGAAGAAAATGGGTTTAATAAAATAAATAGTTTAGAGGAAAATACGAATTTTTTGGAAAATTCTAATCAAAAAAGGAAATTTTGTGCTAGAAATCTAAAATATAAAGATGAACTAATAGGAGATGATAAAAATTCATTTAAGCAGGCAAATTATATATATTTGGACGGAACTATTGACAAGAAAGAGTTAACAAAATTAGTAAGAATGGAAAGAAAATTAAGTAATAAAAATGGTGAAAATATTAAAGTTATACTGGGTTCATCGGTTATTGAACAAGGTGTATCTTTCCATTGTATAAGGGAGGTTCATGTTTTAGATCCTTGGCATCATTTAAATAAATTAGAACAGGCGGTTGGTAGGGCATTCCGATCTAAATCACATTTTAAATTAGAAAAAGAAAGAAGAAATATCACCCTATTTATACATGCAAGTACTTTTAAAAATAACCAACAAGAATCTGTAGATGAAAGAATTTATAGAAATGCCTATTTTAAAAAAAAGCACATGTCTCTAGTTGAGAGACAACTTAAAATTAATTCAGTAGATTGTTTTTTAAATTTAAAAGGTAATATTTTTTTGAGTGATAATTATAGCGATCTAGGAGACGAAAATCCCTTATCTAATATTAATATGATAGATTCAAAGGGAGATAATATTATGGTAGATCTAGACGATAAAGATAGATCTATTAAATGTGATTTTAAATTATGTAATTATAATTGTTATACTAAAAATAGTATAGATTTAAATGAAATAAAAAATAAAATTAATGATGATACTTTTTCTGAAGATTTTGCCAGGGATGAAATAGATTTAGCGAAAGAGTACATAAAAGTATTATACCTAAATGAATCAGCATATAGTTTAAGTAATATCTTAGATGAAATTAAAGAGATACAAATAGAAATTGATGATAAATTTATTTATCATGCCCTCCATGAAATTATAATTAATAAAGAATTAGTATATGATTTATATTATCGACAAGGACATATAATAGCACGAAATAGTTACTATATATTTCAACCAGACACATTAAATGATATTAATTTACCTTATTGGTATAGGATTAAGATACCAGAAATAAATAATTATAGCATATCCTTAAATGATAATTATAAAAAATATAAAACGGTAACAAAAAGTAAACCTACATTTAATAAAATTAAAAAAATAAAAAAGAAGAAAAATATAATAGATATTTCAAAAATTAAAAAAAATATTAATAATGCTGAAAAGTATATTCTATTAAATTATCAAGAGTATAATGATTTAAATAAACAAAACGATCATATCCCAGATATTAATGACATGATATATGCTAAAAAATTAAGTATAATGGAAAGATTGGATTATAATTCTAAAAAAGCTATTTTAGAAGATAGTTTGATTAGGATTATATCTTTTGAAAAAAAAACTCGAAAAATGCCGTTAACAGATTTAGATAAATTAATTTTAAAATACTATGATTTATCATTAACAAAATTAAATAATAAAAAAATGAAAAATAAAATTTTAAATCATTCTATATTAAGAAATAGGAGAGATATTTATGAAAGATTTGGAGAAGAAACAGATAGCTCTATTGATAATTTTCCACTATATTTTAGATTAGTTGAAAATAATGGAAAACAAAATTATTATCAATATTCGGAAGAAGAAGCATCATTTATACCTCAAAACAAAATTAGTTCAATTAAAATAGATAAATTAAATTTAAAAAAAATAGTAATAGACGTAAAGACCCAAATATATGGTTGGATAGGTCTAAATAGCGAAAAAGAAAAACAATTTTTTATAGTTAATAACACAGGATATGTTGCAAAAAATAATGAGGATGGTTCAGTTCAGGAAAAATCCAAAAGAAGAGGTGGAATTTGTGGACATGCTAAAGATTGTACAAGAAGACCACAAATAGCAGATACAATAAATAAGGCACTTAATTATGAAAAATACAAAAGTTTACATAAATCTACTACTAAATTACCAGCTAAAAAATCTAATCCAAATAATCCTAAAAAGAGCCTATGTGAAGAACTAGAATTAATATTACGTTGTAAACAATTTAAACAAGATGAACTTAAATATACAGAGAAATTCTTTTTCACTTTTGAAGAAATGGTAGTAAATAAAAATATTTAATTAATATATTTAAATAAATTTGAAAATGTATTTAAAATTATCTCATCATAATAATAATAATATGTCAAAAAAGCAAGTATCAAGCAAACAATTAAAGGATTTATTTTATACACAAATTATTGATCATGTAGAAGGTATATCTTCATTATCATTAACTAGTAATATCGAAAGTGTTTTATTAGAACAAAGTAAAAAATCTCTTGGAAATAAATGCTCAAAATATGGTTATATTATGGAAGATACTATTCGAATTTTACAACGTAGTATAGGAAAAATCAAAAGTTCTCATTTTGATGGCACAGTTGTATATAATCTTAAATTAGAAGTTACTGTTTGTAACCCAGCTGAAGGAGATATTATAGAATGTGTAGTAGTAGGTAAAAATAAAATGGGTATATTAGCAAAACAACATCCGTTAATAATAGCTTTATCTCAATTACATCATAATGATCTATCTATATTTAGTAATATTAATGTGAATCAAACAATTTATGTTAGTGTCGTTGATTCTAAATTTTCATTAAATGATAAGAATATACAGGTAATTGGGAAAATTTATAATTTAACATAAATAATTATGATTTAAAGATTAATCAAATATTTTTTTTATCTGATAATAGTAATGAACAATAAAAGTTCTATCGATATGAAAAATAAAGAAAGGTTGAAAAAAGAAATCAGTAAACTACAATATAGTGAACATTGTGAAATATTTAATATTATTAGAAAAGATACTGATAAAATTTCGGAAAATAAAAATGGAGTATTTATTAATTTAAAATATGTAAAAGATGAAACCTTAATTAAAGTTCAAGAATTTATTGATTTCTGTAAAAAAAATAATAATTTATTGAAAAAAAAACAACTAGCTCATGATAATGAATTAAAAACTGTTAATAAATCTATTAAGAATAATAGTGAAAATGACCTACATAATGAGTTAGAAAATGATCTACAAAATGATTATGACGTGTATAGTTTAGGTAAAGAGTCTATGGAAAACATTGATTTTCCAGAAGAAATAAAAGAAGATAAATTTACTTTTCAAAATTATATCAATAAATTATCAATAAGTTCAAATAAAAATTTCAAAGATTCTGAAACTGCTCCAAAAAAGAAAAAAATCGTAATTAAACAAAGTAAAAAATTATCAGGTGTTAATGCTAGATTATTGAAAAAATGTAGAAATTTAAATAAGCATAATTCATTTATTAAGAATAATAAAAATGTAATTATTGAAAACTTATTAGAAGATTCATTAGCAAACTATAATACTTATGATTATGATACAGATTTGATTAACTTAGATCAATTGAGTAAAGATATATAAATTTGATTATATAAAACATTAAAGAATTATTAATATTTTATATAAATGAAGAGTGAAATAAAAACTATTATACAAAAGTTAGAGTCTATTAAAAATAATAGATATACTAAATTGAGGAATATCCAATCTAGTGATTTTTGCCAACAATCCTATATTAAATTTAATAAAAGTAACAGGAAACTTCCTTTATTAGAATTATATAAAAAAATAATTACTAATAAAAATTATGTAAAAAAGATAAGAACTACAGATATACCAAAGAGAAATACAATAACTAAGGATACAATAACTAAGGATACAATAACTAAGGATATGTCAACTTCTAGAAGCCCTAAAAGAAAAATACCAGATCCTATATTAAATAAATCAGAAAATAATGAGAAAATTTATGATAGTTTAGATAATGTGACTTCAGAAAATGATAGATTATTTAATTCAAGAATTTATAAAAAAATTAAAACATTATCCGATAATCCTATATTTGAAAATTATGAAATAATGAGAATTACTCATATAGAACCTATACTTGTAGGTATAGTTATATTACTTTATGATAAGTTTATAATTATCGATGATAAACAAAAATTAGAATTTTTAAAAGCCTTAAAATTAAAATTAGGAATTGATTTAGAGAAGAAAAATTTATATTCTAAATTTGGATATAATAAAAAAAGGTTTAAAAAATCAGATTTACAATATAAATTAGTTAATAATGAAATAAATATAGGTAATAGATTATACTGTTATATAGGGGATTATTTCGACATTAACATTATTCAAATTAAAGGTAAAATTATAGAATATTATAATGATTATTCAAATGATAGACATAATATAATATTACATTATAATCAGGAAAATGAATTTGTAGAAATACAATATAATTATATAAATAATTCTATAATTTCTCCTGAATTATGGGAAAAATATAAAAAAAAATATAACTTAAAAGAATCTTTCATTAAGAAGCGAAAAAATTTATTAAAACTAAATTTAGCAGATATCCAACTTAAGGCTAAAAATTTAGGAATAAATATAGAAAAAATTCAGAAGACTAAAATGGGTAAAAAAACTAAAAAAACTAAAAAAGATTTAATAGATGAAATAGAATATATATATATGGGTGAATGAATATAATGTTTTAAATAAAATTGATTTTTTATAATTGTATTCATTTAAATAAAAACTACTATAATAATATACTTAATAATGGAATTTCAACAAGATGAAATAGCCACACTATCTAAATACTATGATTATAGAGAGAAATCAGGAAAAGATACCGAATATGAGGTTTTATTTAAAAAAATTTCTTATCTTAAATTTGAATCTTTATTAAAATTTCTTAAAAATTCAGCTAATAACTCAGAAAGTGAGTGGGATCATCATGAAAATAATACTTCATTAGATATATTTTATCATGATAGGAATAGACAAATACCTATTAGACATAGTGTAAATAAAGCTTCCAATATATCAAAATTTTGTAAATCTAATACACTGGCTAATATACCACATGAGATTACATATAAGAGTCCAATTAATATAGATGGTGAACGGTCTAAGTTAGATATTGACAATTACGATATTAGAATAAATTTAAAAAATGAATTAGTATATAATAAAGAGATGCGTCAATTTATTGGATCATCTCCTAAACTATCTAAAATCGCTACAAACAAATTTCAGAATTTTGAAGATATAAAAATGCGCGATGGTGAAAAAAATTTATTAAAAACTTTTCGTTTAAAAAATAGATTTAGTTTTATGTATAACTCATATACTCGTGTTGATTTAACTATTGTAAAATCATCAAAAAAATATATAAATGATAGTGGGTGGGAAGAAATGAAACCAGTTAAAGAATTTATAGATAGCAATTTAGTTAATGAAGAAAAATCATATGAAATAGAAATAGAATTTTTTCCTAATGCGGTGGTAAATATAGGATTAGAAAAATTCAATGAAAATTTAAAAGAAATAGTAACTATTATTTCCCAAGTTATGAATGACTATCCTATTTTAACTTCTATGAAAGAAAAAAATATAGTCAAAGAACTATTTAAAAATACAATTAAAACTAATCATAAAAATATAATTGAAAAAAAATTAGAAATAATTAAACAATTAGAAAAAATTAATACCGAAAATGAAAAACCTCCGGATGAACTAAGTGAAAATATTTTCTACAAATCAATATTTAGGTATAGTGAAGACGAAATAAAACAAATTAAGAATGATTATACAAAATTACTTTCAGATATTAGAAATAATAAGGGACTATACATTCGTGATAGAACTTATTTTATAGGACCTAAAGTTGTAAGTTTGGAATTAAAAGATATTAGATCATCGAATATAAATTCAATAGTTTCTAAAAAATATACGGTAACAGATAAAGCCGATGGTTTAGGAATGTTGCTATTTATTGTTGGTGGTGAAGATTCCGAAACTAAAGGTAAAATATATTTAATTGATAATAACTTAATAGTTTATGGAACTCAGCTACAAACTAACAATGTAGATTTATTTAATACTGTATTAAATGGTGAATATTTAAGACATGATAAAAATGGTAAACCAATTCATGAATTTAAAATTTATGATGCATATATAAATAAAAATATAGATCTAAAACATTTACCGCTCATATCAAATGATGATTCGAAATCGAGAATCGGCATTGCTAAAGAATTATCTGAAAAATTATCAAATGTTGTGTATACTAATATAAATACCTATTCTTCTAAATTAAATATATCAGTAAAACACTTTGAAATAGCCACAAGCGACTCAAATATTTTCGACAAATCTAAAATAATTTGGGATAATTATATATCCGGTAAAACCAACTATAAATATGATGGTATGATTTACACTCCATTAAATGAACCAGTTGGATTTAAAGATGATAATATTAATTTTGATTTAAATACTAATAATACTTGGAGAATGAATTTTAAATGGAAACCCCCCAATGAAAATACTATTGATTTCTTAATTCAAATAGAAAAAAATACTATATCATCTTATGAAGGTCATAATATTACAAATGACAAAATAGCTTTAAAATCTATAACTACTGATCAAGGAACTGAAATTAAAAGATATAAAAATTTAAAACTTTATATTGGAGATAATGAAAAATCTAAAAATGGTTCACGTTATATCAGAACACTATTTATACCAAAAACACCTTTCGATAAGGAGGCTAATATTTGTAAATTATTTTTGAATAGGAAGGATGAGATAGTATGTAATGATTTTAATGAGGCAACTACAAATTGGGAACCTAATAGTAATATGGTAAAAGATGATACTATAGTTGAGTTTGCTTATAGAAAAGATAAAGATAAACATTTTAAATGGATTCCTATAAAAAATAGACATGATAAAACTTATAGTTATAAATTAGGAGTTAAAAAACAAAAACGTGATTTTAACATTCTTCGGAAATTTTTAAAATTAGCTAATGATAGTGTAAGATTGGATGAAATACAAGCAACATTATTATATTCAATAAAAAATGTTATTTATAAGGTGCCTAATATTGTCAAAAGGGGGCATTTATTTGTTGTATTGAAAAAAAACAAAAAAACTATTAATGAATACTACCCTTCTTATCATTATATACCAGTTTATGGAATTAATTATGGTAATGATTTTAATACAGCAAATAGTGTGTGGAGATCTATTCATAATCCCGTGACAGAAAAAATAATAACTACTGGTGAAAATATACCTGATGAAAGTGAGGAAAAATACTATCGCCGCGACGTCTCTCAAAAAAGATCAAAATCATTAACAATATCATTACAACATTTTCATAATATTATTGTCAAAAATTATTACCTTATTAAACCTGTATGTAAATATTTTAGTGATAAAAAACAAACTATTAGTCTCTTAGATCTAGCATGTGGTAAAGGAGGTGATCTCCCTAAATGGATTGAAAATAAAGTAGATCATGTAGTAGGTATAGATATAAATAGAAATAATATTTATGATGAAAATGACGGCGCACGTGTTCGTTTAGAAAATTATAGAGATAGGGGTAAGGTTCCAAAAACATATTTCCTTGTGGGCGATTCTAGTAAAAGTATAAATAATGGAGAAGCTTTTAGAGATAAAGGATTATGGAGAAAATTATGGGAAAAAAATGATGAAAATGATACTAATTATTTGGATAAACGATTTAATATTGTAACTATGATGTTTGCTTTACATTATATGTTTGGAAAAGTAGATGATTTAGACAATTTAATAGATAATATTTATAAAAATCTTAAAAATGGTGGATATTTTATAGGAGCATGTTTAGATGGCCAAACACTTTTTGATTTACTAAGAGATAAAACGTTTGATGAAGAAATATCAGGAAATAAAGATGCAAAAATAATTTGGAAAATAAAGAAAAAATACAAAGCTGAAGAGTTTAAAAACAGCGAAGAAAGTTTGAATTATCCAATAGATGTTTATATGAATTCTATTAATTCGGTTATAACCGAGTATCTGGTTAATTTTGAATATTTTAAAAAGAAATTAGAAGAAAAAAATATTAAATTACTTAACACATCTGAATTAGAAGAATTAAATATTAAAAGAAGCACGGGATTATTTAGTAAAGTATTTGAAGATTTAGAAAAAAATCCAAATAATCGTAGTAAAAAATTATTTGAAAAAATCCAAAAAAATATCACAGAAGGTGAAAAACAAATTAGTTTTATGAGTAGATATTTTATCTTTAAAAAAATATCTAAAGATCCACTTTTACTAGCGAAATATTCTCAAGATATTTTAGATTTATTTAATAATGTAGATAACGATATTAATGACTTAAAAAAACATATTGAAAATAATGACAAGGATAAAATTATAGAAAGATTAGAGGAAGAATGTAAAAAAAAAATAAATGAAGATGATGACTTTTGGAAAGATATTTTACAAGAATTAAATATTAAAATAAATGATAAACTCCAATCAAGTGTACGAAATAGAGAAGAAAAAAAAGAGAGTCAAGAAAGTCAACATTTAACAGTCAAAAAAGATTCAATACAAAATACATCACAGCTTGAAAAGGATAAACACTACAATAATTTATCAGATATTATAGAAAAAAATAATAAATTCTTCATTCAAATGAACAAAAAATTTAAATTTAAGCTACCAACCATAGATAAATATCAAGAAATTAACAGTGAAATTTTAAGTGAAGTGGTGTCCGAAAAAGGCATGTCTATGTTTCCAAGACTTATAGGAAAACTCAAAATAGATTTATCTAAATTTGTTAGTGTACAAAAATTATTTGATACTACGCATCCTTTTATAAAACAATATAATAATTTGAAAAATTATATTGAAAATTTAGAGAAAATATTAAAAGAAAAAAAATAATATAAATTTGCTTAAGCATTAATAATATGTTTTATTTTAATTACTTAAAATAAAGGATACAATTATAAATTAATTACATATAATTTAATGGATATATTAAAAAAACATGTTCTAAAACTTAGTCATAATGAATTAGATGACCCTAAAATAATGTTAGAAATATCAGAGAATATAGCTAAACAAGATTTTGATTTAGATATCTATAAACTTATAAAAAAATATAAAGATGAGATTGATAATGTTTCTAATCCTAAAATTTGGGATTTTTCTAAAAAATTAAGTAATATGTTTGAAATGATTCATATTAACAATAAGGGTAAAACTAATAATTTAGGAATAGCTAATTATGACCCAATAAGCAGATCTTATTTTAAAATGTGGGAGATGATTACTGATTTAAATTTAATTGATTTCCAAAAAAAAAAGTTAAATGTTGTTTGTTTAGCAGAAGGACCCGGTGGTTTTGTAGAATGTATATGTAATATGCGAAAAAAATATAGTAATTATACCGATGATAATATAACATGTATGACATTAAGAAGTTATAGGAATGTAGTTCCAGGGTGGAATAAATCAGGTAAAATATTTCGTGAAAATAAAGGTTTACGTATTTTTTATGGAAAAGATGATACAGGTGATTTATATAAATCTGAAAATATTATATCTTTAAAAAATTTAGTTAAATCAAATAAGGCTGATTTAGTAACTGCTGATGGAGGATTTGATTTTTCCATGAATTATAATCACCAAGAACAATTATCATTAAGGTTATTAATAGTTGAAAGTATTTCCGCATTAGCTTGTCTCAATGAAGGAGGTCATTATGTCTTAAAAATATTTGATATTCATACAAAATTAACAGTTAAACTAATATATTTTCTAACAATTTATTTTAAAAATGTCTATATAACTAAACCCTTTACTTCAAGACCTGCTAATTCTGAAAAGTATATAGTCTGTAAAAATTTTATAGGTATATCTGAAAATTATTTAAATGAATTAATTTATTTAGTTTCTGAATGGGAAATTTTAGATGAGCAAAATAAATTAGTTCAGGATATTTTTCCAGAATTATCTGTTCCAGTAAAATTTCAAGAAGGATTAAAATTATACAACAGACATTTAGCCAGTATACAAATTAAGAATATTTTAAAGACTTTATGTTATATTAATTTATCAATAGAAAATAATCATATCAACCATATAAAACAAAATCAAGCAATAGTTAGTTCATTGTGGTGTCACAAATATAATTTACCTATTAATATAAAATGTAAATTTTTAAAGGATAATATTGAACATTATAATTATATACCTAATTTTATGAATTATTAATTTCAAATATTATTAATTTCAAATATTATTAATTCCAAGTATCTCTTTCAGGTGGTAAAACCCAATATCTTGGATCATATTTTGGGTATTTGTTTTTTAATCCTATATCGTGCGCTAATTGGTCACAATAGTCGAAGACAACAATAGCTAAATCATGATAATCAGCTGATTTATTATCTCTATAATTATTTTCATATTGAATATCCTGTAGCATTTGTATTTTATTTTTCTGTATTTTTTGGTTATGTATGTGACTTAGAAACCATTTAGATTGTAATTCAGAAACTTGAGCCCAATTAAATGTAGCGGTAAAGCCAATAAAACCACAGTTTTCATGTTCAGGATGAATAATATGTTTATACATTTTGGGTATATTATTCATATTCATAAATTTAATATTATTCTGATATCCAATTGCTAAAATACATATATCATAAGGAATGTTTTTATCGGATGTAATTATATATTTATCCGTAATATACGTTTTTTTAGTTTTAACATATTTTATCTCACCTTTATAAATCATTTCTACAATTTTGTCATTTAATACTAAATTTTTACGGGTTACTGGTTCAAAAGGTGTAGGTATTTTAAAAAAATATTTATGACCTATAATATAAAAAATATAGTACAGTACCGTTACTACTGTAATATATAAATTTTTATTAATATTTTTTATAATTTTCATTGTTAATCTATTTAATATAAAATGAGTACTTACTTTATTCCATAGATATCTACGAAAAAGCCATCTATTTGATCTATATAATAAATTTACAGAGCTCGCTCCTTTGTCTTTAGCAAGTGTTGCTAAATCACATCCAGTAGGACCATTTCCTATAATTACAACTTTTTTATCAGTAAAAATTTCTGGTTTTATCTTTCCTAATTGACTGAATTCTGATGAATAAAAAACTTTAGTTCCAATTAAATTTTGAGAAGTGATGTCTTTGTATATTTTATTAATTGTATAAAATCCAGATGCAATAATTAGATAGTTACAATAATATTGCAAAGATGAGTTTGATTCATAAGAGTAATTAATTATCCATTTTTTCTTTTCATTATCAAATTTGGTAGTATTTACATGACAACCATAATTTACATATTTTTGAATATTAAATTTATTACATACTTCTTCGAGATATTCTAAAATCTCTAGTCTATTAGGATATAAAGATGTGGAATCAAAATGTGGAACGTCACTAAAACAATATGAGTATTTAGTAGTTTGGAGTTGACAAGTTGGATAACTTTTTGAAAACCAAACTCCACCCAGAGAGATATTTTTTTCAAATATTTGAATTGTATACCCTTTTTTAATACATTCTTTGGCTGCGGCAATGCCACTTACCCCAAATCCAATTATTCCAATAGTTTTATTAGGGAAATTATTCATTTAATATTATATAGAAATTATTTATACGATTTGAACAAAAAAATATTATTATATAGTATAAATAATGAAAAGGTCCTCAAGTTCAACTTCACCAGAAGAGCAAAGAATGTTAGATGAAATAAATGAAAGGGAAAGAAGTCGACAAATAAGACGCTTCGAAGAACATAAGGAGAGATTTCCGAATCACAGTTATGCTGAATTTTTAAGTCACACAATTCAAGACAAAGATGGTATTCCAGAAGACCAACAAAGTTTAGTTTTTATGAATAGAGATCAGGAAGAATCGAAAAAGGTAGCTTCTGAAACACCTACTATTTCAA